GGGATCGCCGGAGGCGTCCATCACGGCATAGACGTTGAAGCCCGCGGCCTTGGCATCGAGCGCCGGGAACATGACGCAGACGCCGGTCCAGACGCCGGCCATGATCAGCGTCTTCTTGCCGGTCTCGCGAACCGCCTTAACGTAGGCCTCGTTGTCCCATGCGTTGACCTCGCCCTGGCGCGGCACATAGCGCGCATGCGGCGCGAACTCGGCGATCTCCGGCATCAGTGGGCCGTTCGGCCCGTCCGGGACCGATGCAGTCGTGATGATCGGCAGCTTCAGAAGCGTGGCGATCCGGGCGAGCGCGATCACATTGGCGCGCAGCTCGGCAACAGTGATGTCCTTCACGGTCAGAAAGAGACCGTCCTGATGGTCGAGCAACAGCAGGGCCGTGTCATCGACATTGATCAAGGCCTTGCCGCCGCCGCTGGGAAGAACGTGTGCCATTTGATGATCCTTTCCTCGAAGTGATGTCTAGGTTCACATGGCTGCGTGGACCGGATGGGCCGTTTGATCAAATCACAGCATTCGTCCTGCCGAAAGTCAGCTTGAACTCTCTTGCCGCAGAGCCTCGCTGCGAGGGCAAGTTGGTGTCAATGTCCGCTTTGGTTCAAAAGCGGACATTTGCGCCGCAAAAAATCATGTCCGCTTTAGCTGCGTGGAAGGCGCTCATCAACAGATACATCATCGTCATTCCGCTCATCGACGATGAGCTTTGCATCGCCATGCAAAACATGTCTGGCTGGCCGCCTGCGCTCCGGGATGCTGCCCCGCCGGCTTCTTCGCCGAGGTGGGGCTTCGGTGGTGGCGGCGATTCCGCTTAGCCCCGAAAGCAGACATTGGTCAGCGCCTTCTGCGGCAATCTTGGCGTTGCAAGTTTGATCCTTGGATGCTCAGGATCGCGCAAAACCAGCAATAAGATTATCCTGAAAGGACTGGCTTTTTCGCGCAGACCGAGCGGTACTGTGTCCGGCTCCGGGCGCTGGCTGCGCTTCGGGATCCTGCCCCGCCGGCTTCTCCGCTGAGGTGGGGCTTCGGTGGTGGCGAATGGTCGCCGCACAACCGAAGGAGATCCCGATGACCAAGGCAAAGTCGAAGCGCAGGCCCGCATCACGGGCAAACGACAGCAAGATCAAGACCCGTAACAGTGTCAGGCGAACAACGGCGCGCAAGGCCGTACACCTCAAGCCCGTTACAAAGCCGGCGGCTCATCAGCAGCCCCAGTCGGTGCCGCAGCCGACTGCACGCCGCCAAAGCAAAAAGGCTCACATCATTGCAATGTTGCGTGCGCCCGGTGGCGTGACCATTGAGGCGATGGCACGTGCAACGAGGTGGCAACCCCATTCGGTCCGCGGATTCCTCGCCGGCGTCGTGTGCAAGAAGCTTGGCCTTAATCTTATATCGGCGGCGGGTGACAGTGGGCGCGTCTATCGGATTGCGGACCGCTCGGCATCTAGTGTTGCCACGGCCAAGACGAGCCATGCGGCGTAATGCGATGAAGCGGGCCAGATCGGTTGCCCCGAAAGCAACCAGACTGTCGCTGGACGACGAGATCGCGCATCTACGCGATCTCGATCTCCAAGGCTTGCGGGCGCGCTGGAAGAGCATGTTCCGGCAACAGCCGCCGCCGCATCTGCCCCGTCATCTGCTGTTTGCCGTTCTCGCCTACCGGCTGCAGGCCGATGCGTTGGGCGATCTAAATCCCGCCACCGCGCGGCTGCTGAGGCAGATCGCAACCGCTGGCGGGACCCTGGGGACCTCGCGGCTCACGCAAGAGTACGGTCGCAGAAGGGCTGAGCTCAAACCCGGCACGATCCTGATGCGCGAGTGGAATGCTCAGGCCTATCGGGTGATGGTGGTGGACGAGGGCTTTGCCTTAAACGGCAAGACCTATGACAGCCTGTCCAAAGTGGCTTTCGCCATCACCGGTACCAATTGGAACGGTCCGCGGTTCTTTGGTCTGCGGGACAAGATCTTGCCTGAGGCCAGGTCATGAGGGCAGCCGCTCGAAGATCCGTCCGCTGCGCCATCTATACCCGGGTCTCGACCGAGTCTGGTCTCGATCAGGACTTCAACTCGCTCGACGCCCAATATGATGCAGCACAGGCCTATATCCGCAGTCAGGCCCATGCCGGGTGGACACTGGTCCGTACTCGTTATGACGATGGCGGTTTCTCGGGCGGAACCACCGACCGCCCTGCCCTGCAGCAGCTCCTCAATGACATTCGAGCCCACCGGATCAATGTCATTGTCGTCTACAAAGTCGATCGCCTGACGCGCTCCCTGACCGATTTCGCCAAGCTGGTCGAACTGTTCGATGCCCATGGGGTGTCGTTCGTCTCGGTCACGCAGCAGTTCAACACCACGACCTCGATGGGGAGACTCACCCTCAACGTCTTGCTGTCCTTCGCCCAGTTCGAGCGGGAGGTCACCTCCGAGCGCATCCGCGACAAGATCGGCGCCTCCAAACGCAAAGGCCTCTGGGTCGGCGGTGTAGTTCCTTTGGGCTACCAGGCCAAGGACAGAAAGATCACAGTCCTTGCGGACGAGGCCAAAACCGTCCGTCATATCTTCAGCCGCTACTTGGACCTCGGCAGCCTGAACCTCCTTCTCTCAGACCTGAGGCGGACCGGCGTCAAGACCAAGCTCCGCCCGCTATCGAATGGACGGACCATTGGGGGCATTGCGTTCACCCGCGGGTCGCTCGCCGCTTTGCTGCGCAATCGCTTCTATATCGGTGAGATCCGATACAAGGGTGAAGTGTTCCCGGGCGAGCAAATAGCCATCCTCGATCGGGCCCTGTTCGATGCGGTTCAGTCAAAACTTGACCGCCAGCGGACCAATCATGCCAAGGCCCGGCAGCAGTCTCAGTCACTGCTGATGGGCCGCATCTTCGACGATCGCGGCAACCGGATGACACCTTCGTGTGCTGTCAAGAACGCCGTCCGCTATCGCTACTATATCTCAGCAGCCCTTATTCAGGGGCAGCCGGACAAAGCCGCCAAGCTCAACCGCGTGCCCGCCACCGAAATCGAAAAGCTGATCCTTAGCGCGGTCCGCAAACATCTCGCAGGGAAACCGCACAACAGAGTGCAAGCAGAGGGCCCTGACTCACTCAACGACAAGGAACTGATCTCCACCCATATCTCACGCGTTGACGTGAAGCGGGATCACCTTGCCATCCAGCTTTCCGCCAAGTTCGAACGAGACAGCGAGGCGTGGCATCCTCGGCACTCATCAGAACAAGACCAGCCCATTCATCGCGATTCACATGTGCTGGTCGTCCCTTGGCAAAAGACTCTGTCAAAACGCCCGCGGGAGATTATTCTCCCTGCATCGACAGCCTCTCATCCCGACCCGCGTCCAATCCGCGCCGAAACCCGCGCCAAGCTCGTCACCGCAATCGCGAAGGGGCGGCATTGGCTCGATGAGTTGATCGCGGGAATGGTCACGAATGTTGAGCAGATCGCGACGCGCGAGAAATGTAGTATCAGACAGGTCAACCGAACAATAACCCTTGCCTTTATCGCACCCACGCTCGTACAGGCCGCAGTCGATGGACGGCTACCTCGTGGCATTGGAGTTGCAGCCCTGCGCGATTTCCCCGCTGAATGGACCCGCCAATACGAGCGACTTGGCCTGTCCCTATAAGATGTCCGGCTTCAAGCAAGCCGCGCCGGGACCAGAATTTTTGCGGCCGGAGACCAAGCCCAAATTTCGGCCGATCTCGCCCGCCGGAGGCCAAATACCGAAAATCACGTGCGGAACAAGCCGCCTTAACGCGGGCTTTTCTCGTAAAGTCTCTGTGATCAGAGATTCGGGGAACTGCGTGGTGGGCCCGGGAGGACTCGAACCTCCAACCAATCGATTATGGGGCGAGTCACCCGATGTGATTTTTCGACTGGACTTCCTGGTCAGGAAGAGCGTGCATGCGATACGGGCATGACCGTTGAGACCTCCGTGTCCGTTAGCCCGGCTGTGTTCCGGGCTTCAGGCGGTGGGAGCGCCAGCTTGGTGCACCAATATTGGAGGTCCAAATGGAACCGACAGCTGCGTCGCCCGATCAATCCGTTTCATCTAAGTCGAGGACTGATCGAAGCGTCACCGGGGTGTCTCACCCAGAGTTATCGCAAAAAATTGCCGCGCTGACGGATCTGACCGCACAGCAACTCCGTAACGAATGGCGGCGCCTGTATCGCAATCACCCGCCGAGGCTGAGCCGCGACTTGCTTGTCCGCACTATCGCCTATCGAATGCAAGAGCTTGCTTACGGCGGCCTCAGCAAGAGGATTCAACGAAGACTCAGAGCGCTGACCAAGGAATTGCAATCGAACGGGAGCATTGCCTCTGATCCCGATCCACGCGTCAGGCCAGGGGTAGGGCTTGTGCGGGAATGGCGCGGGAGGACACACACGGTCGTCGTGACGGAAGACGGTTTCGAATATGCCGGAAAAACCTATACCTCGCTTACCAGGATTGCGCAGACGATCACCGGTGCGCATTGGTCCGGTCCGCGTTTCTTCGGATTGAATCGCGGTGAGGCAGCTGGGGTTCAATCGGCGCTCAACGTGAGCGACGCGATCGGCGAGGGAGATAACGTCAATGGCTAACCAGACCTCCAAATTGCGTTTTCGTTGCGCGATCTATACCCGTAAGAGCAGCGAGGAAGGTTTGGAGCAGGACTTCAACTCTCTCGATGCTCAACGCGAGGCATGCGAGGCCTTCATTGCGAGTCAGAAGCATGAGGGTTGGACCATTCTCCCTGAAATGTATGACGATGGAGGATTTTCAGGCGCGACAATAGAGCGGCCGGCGTTCCAGCGATTGCTGGTGGACGTGGGCGACGGCAAAATCGATGTGGTGGTCGTCTACAAGGTTGACCGCTTGACGCGGTCGCTGTCGGATTTCGCCAAGATCGTTGAGATCTTCGACAAACGGAACGTCTCCTTTGTCTCGGTGACTCAACAGTTCAACACCACGACGTCAATGGGGCGCCTCACGCTTAATATTCTTCTGTCGTTTGCCCAGTTCGAGCGGGAAGTCACTGGCGAGCGGATCCGCGACAAGATTGCTGCCTCGAAGAGGAAAGGCATGTGGATGGGCGGCCTGCCGTCACTTGGTTACGACGTCAAGGACAGGAGGCTCATAATCAACGAGGCGGAAGCGAAAACCGTCCGACACATCTTCCAGCGCTACGCCGAACTAAAATCTGTTCGACTACTCAAAGCCGACCTCGATGCGCGAGGTATCGTCAGCAAGCAACGGAAAGCGTCCGACGGTACTCGATATGGCGAGAAGCCGCTTGCCCGCGGCGCGCTCTATCTCATGCTGCAGAATCGGATTTATCGCGGCGAGATCGTGCATAAGGACAAGAGCTATCCCGGCGAGCACGAGGCCATTATCAATGAAGCTCTCTGGAGCGAGGTCCAGGCGATCCTCACAGAAAACCGGGCCGATCGCATGCTTGGGACGGCCGAAAAGTCAGTTAGCCTACTGACCGGCATGCTATTCGATGCACGTGGAGAGCGGATGTCTCCAACCCATGCGACAAAGAATAACACGCGCTATCGCTATTATATTTCGCGGTCGCTACTCGCCGGGACGGTTAAACACTCGGGCCAGCGTATCCCGGCCGCTAGTCTGGAAGCTCTTGTCATTGGCCGAGTTCATAACTGGCTGAGCGATCGAGCAACAGTGCTCGATATCATCCAGAATCACACGTCCGATGCCACGACCCAGAAACGCTTGATCGATAGCCTCGAGCAATGCGTGGCGACATGGTCTGAGCTAAAGGGCGATGATATACGCAAATTCATGCTGTCAATCGTGACACGCATCCAGGTCTATATGCACCGGATCGATATTTCGCTGAATTCGATCAACCTTGCTCGATGGCTTGGTCGAATGGACGACGTCGCTGAACCGCCTGCAATAGCACAATCCAATTCTGACGGTCATTTCGTGATACTAACGGTTCCTGTGCGTCTCAAGCGCGTTGGCAATGAGATGAAGATAATTGTCGAGAATGGATCCCATCCCAAAGCTCCCAATCCTAGCTTGGTACGCACGCTCGTCCGCGCTCATGTGATCCGGGATCGAATGCTTGCGGACAACACCCTCACCTTTGAAGAAATCGCCAAATCGGAGGGTATAGTCCCGTCTTATGCGACGCGACTGTTTCGTCTCACGCTGTTGGCTCCAGATATCGTCAGCGCAATCCTCAGCGGGAAACAGTCGCCCGACCTGACGGCGCGCAAGCTTCTGAATAACATGCGATTGCCACCTGATTGGAACGAACAGCGGCGAAGTCTCGGATTTGCGTAACGCCGTGAGTATTGAAATCTTTATAGGCTTATATACTGGGACTTCCGCCCGCTGGTAGAGAAGAACGGCGTGGCCGGCTGGAAGCTGCTGCAGCGGATGGCGCGGCAAAGTCTTTCCGACCGTTTCTCTCTTTTGCGTTCATCTGTCCCAGCACGAATTCGGC